GGCGAATGGCAAGACCTACGCGATGAGTTGGCGCAGGCAATCATGGTCGCCCGCCGCTATTCGAGATTGTACGATATATGCCTCAACCGGATTCAGGAGAAGAAAAATGCGTGAGGTTATCGCGGCCGATGGACGCCACTACCGGCTCAAGCCGGGCCGACCTGACATTGTGCAGGTCCAGGACAAACCGGGCGCGCATTTTCGCACGCATATGATTTGCCGTGCGACCGGCGAATATAGCGCGGAGGAAGTTGCAGCGTTCGTGTTAGCGGCATTGGGTCGAGTGCAGGAGTCGCCAGGTTATGACGTGACGTGTTGGCAGGATGACAACGGTAACATGCAATGGAGCGAGGACGCGACGCCATGATGAAAGCCAAGCATCGTAATGGCGAGACTGAACCGCCGACAGTGGCAGGATTGTATTGGATACATGGTGATTTTGGGGGCGAGTTGGTGCGCTTGGAACCGGCAACAGATGGTATTTTGTCGGTAGCAAATAGCCTGTCAGGAGATGCCAACTGGCAGTCGGTGGCGCTCTATGCCAATTATTGGCCGTCGAGTCGCTGGTGGGGACCAGTCGAACCACCGTGGGAGCAAGATAGGATTATCTCGCATATCCGTACCATTGTAGATGAGGCGTGCTTCGAGGCGAAACATGTTGAGCCACGCATCCAGGGGGCCATCAATTGGGGCGATCTGGGCTGCGCCGCCGTGGGCACAAAAGACGACGGCTATTACGCGATGGTTGAGGAGGCCGATTTCGATAACTATGAGTTGCAGAAATATATCCTGGATGCGTTGGCGGCCCAGGGGTTTGAGAATGTCGAGGTGACGACAGAATGGTAATGCGAAAATTTCTCGCCCGCTTGTTTCATTTTGCTCGCGAAGCGCCCGTGCAGACGCCGCCGGCGTCACCGCTGCAAATCACGTATGAAGATGCGTACCAGCTTTTGGATGCCATCTACGCCGGGCAGCCGAAAAGTCGCGCCGCGTGGGAACATCGGATTGGACAAGCCCGCTGGGAACGTGCTACCGACCTGTTGAAACAGGCCGGCATCCTGGACCGCAAGGGCGGGTATATATTTGATTATACTCGCGACCTAGACACAGCGCGCGAGGACTTGCTCGACGCCGCCAACCGGGAAGCGGACAAGCGGTCCCGCCGCAGCTACGTGAGCGCAAAATAATAATTACTCAGAACCGGTGAGCGCTGGTTAGGGGACCAAAGCCAACCGGGGGAGTGGGCACACGGAAGGGGTGACGTGTAGGGACTATAGACCGTCTGCGCTGGGCTTTCCCCCACTTGACAATTGGTATATGCTGGACGCAGGATATTTCGCCGAGGGCTAACATGGCAGACCGAACGTTCCTTCCTCAAATCAATAACGCCGGCCAAGACCAACCATCCCCGATTTCGTGGGATCCGCGGCTCAACGCCCGCGGCACGGTCCTGACCGAATATCAGCCACGACCCGGAACCACCTGGTACAAGCTCGTCCATGCCGAATGGCGTGATGTGGAGCAGAGCCGCGGCCTACATCATATCCTCGTGGATGTGTTAGACGAGTGGGGCGTGCGGCTGACCGGCGTGCCTGTACGTTTCGTCAACGGCGGTGAGTTCATTGCATTCACTGAACCAAAGCCGGGCGAGGAGGCCGCGGTGTCCTTCGGTATGTTTGCCGTCGGCTGCGCTTACAGCGTCGAAGTGGCCTATGCGTCAGACCGGGTGGGCTGTCTGGGGTTAGGCACAATTGATGACCCGGACCACGCGTTGCACACGAGCTACTATTTCGTATTCCAACGGACTACGCAGGGACCTCAAGATGGCTGATTGGCGCATTGCAATCCTCAAGCCGGAGGTCGGCCTGGTCGCCGCCAATGCTGAGGTATCCGCCATCATCACGACCGGACTGGTGGTGGACCTCATTCAAGGCGCATTGACACCTGCCGAGGTGAGCGCCCGCCTGGAGACGACGACGGCGAATGTGCTGGTCGTCATCAGCCACGGGTTTGAGCGCGGCATCTTGCTCAGTCGTCACATTTCGGTTGAGCCGATAGCGGAACTTCGTGATGATGGCCTATTCGACCTAGCCGATCTCCCCGCCGCTACACGTGATAAATTCGATCTCGTACTCCTCAACACCTGTAGCTCAGACACGGCCGCACGCAACCTGCAAAATGTCATGCGAGCGGGCATCATCTGCACGACGCTGGCCGTCGATGACGCGGAGGCTGCCGCGTTTGGCGGGCGGTTCGCACGTTATCTAGCGCAGTATAATGATCCGGAATGGGCCTATGCAATGGCGCGGCCCGGCAATAATGATCAGTATTTTTACGCGGCCGCGATTCCGCAAGAAAAACCCGCACCGGATTTTTTAGCCCAGCGCCTGGTCATCCCGGAGACGCCGGCACTATGATCCCCGACGACCAGCTCCCGCGCAGTCGCCTCTATGAATTATTGGTACAAGTGGATCGCAAAGTCGCTATCATCGAAACGAACGTGAAAAATATCGAGGAACAGGTAGAACGGCGAATGATGGCGCTGGAGACTCAATTAGACGCCTATCAGTCCCGTACCGTGCTCGTTCAGTATGGCCTCATTGCGTTGTTTGGTATCGCCGGACTGACCGTGGTGGTTTTGTTGCTGCTGGGGAGACTGTAATCATGCAGGATGAGCAGCCATCTCTCAACTGGCTCGCCTCTGGCGACTGGGTGCGCTTCGTGGGGATCATCATTTGGATGTTGTTATCATTCCTGTCGATTGCGTTCTGCATCGCCGCGCTTGTGTCCATTATGAACAACAACGTCGGGTTGGCGATTGTGCAGGCGCTGCTCGGCGCGGTGATTAAGCCGCCGTATGGATGGCGGGGATGATGGCGCATGGCATTGACCGGCAAACAAAGACGCTTTATCGATGAATACTTGAAACATTTTAATGCGACGAAAGCAGCCGTAGACGCAGGCTATTCTCCCAAAACGGCATATAATATCGGTTGGGAGAACGTGAGGAAACATGAAATTGCCGAAGCAATTAGCAAACGATTAAGCGAAACGGCAATGGGGCCGGATGAAGTGCTGATGCGGCTTGGTGACCAAGCCCGCGGCAACCTGAATGATTTTGTGTGCTTCAACGATAACGGCGACCCGCAGTTCGACTTACAAGCGGCGTCGATAATGGGCAAGCTGCAACTGGCTAAAAAACTCAAGACCAAGACGCGCAGTTGGAGCGAGCCGACTTTTAATGTCGCCAGTGGCGAGATTGAGAGCCGCCAAGTCACTGAGACGGCTATCGAGTTTGAGCTGTATGACGCTCAATCTGCGCTGGTGCAGATCGGCAAGCATCACGGGCTATTCGTAGATAAATCGGACGTGACCGTACACGGCAATCTAAACTTTACCGCCGATGAAGCGATCAAGGCGCAAACTGAACTAGATGAATGGAAGCAACAGACCTCCAGCGATGTAAAATCGAGTGGTTAAAATGTAGCCAAAGTCCGGCCTATTGGCTAGATACATATGCCAAAATCTACAATGCGACAGATCGCACATGGTTGCCGTTTCGTCTATGGGCCGCGCAGCACGAAGTGCTCGATCTGATGATGACGCGGAATTGGCTGATTGTGCTCAAGGCGAGACAGCTTGGCCTCTCGTGGCTAGTCCTCAGTTACGTATTATGGACTATGTTATTTCGCCCAGCGGCAACGGCACTCATTTTCAGTCGGCGCGAGGATGAAGCTATCGACCTGGTAAATTTTCGACTCAAGGGTATCTACGAACGGCTACCGGCATGGATGCAGGCACGCAGCGTTACGCTTGACACCAAGTTGGATTGGCGGCTATCGAATGGCAGTAACGCTAAGGGTTTTCCAACCACTGGGGCGCGATCATATACAGGGACCATCGTCGTAATTGACGAAGCGGATTTTGTCGAGGACCTGGATAGACTGATGAATGCCGTCAAGCCGACTATCGACGCCGGCGGGCAACTGATCATGATTTCCACCGTGGACAAGGCGCAGCCCAATTCGCCGTTTAAGCGCATATATCGCGGCGCACGCAAGGGCACGACGGAATGGCAACATGTATTCTTACCGTGGCATAGTCGGCCCGGTCGTGATGCCGCCTGGTATGCGACGCAGCGCGCCGATGTGCTAGCGCGTACTGGCGCGCTAGATGATCTTCATCAGGAATATCCGGCCTCAGATACGGAAGCCCTGGCCCCGCGCACGCTGGACAAGCGCATCCCTTCCCCGTGGATCGAGGCGTGCTATGTGGAGATGGAGCCGCTACAGGTAGATGATGCGCCCGCGCTGGCCGGGCTGGAGGTCTACGTGCCGCCGCAGCTGAGCCACCAGTATGTCATCGGCGGCGACCCGGCGGAGGGCAATCCGACCAGCGACGATAGCGCGCTGACAGTCCTGGATCTGCTCACCGGCGAAGAATGCGCGACGCTGGCCGGCAAGCTGGAGCCGTCTACGTTCGCCGCCGCGCTTGACCAGATCGGCAGGTGGTATAATGAGGCTGCCGTGATGGTAGAACGTAACAACCACGGTCACGCTGTCTTACAATGGCTAGAGGAACATAGCCGGTTGCGTCGCCTTCCGGGACATGACGGCAAATCCGGTTGGCTATCCAATAAACTCGGCAA